AAAAAAAATGAGTTTACCAAATTTAGATAAGTTAGTAGCAAATAAAGGAGTTTACATTGTTAACGACACAACGGAAGTAACAAAGGTAATAGATGGTGTTTTTGTGCTAGAAGATACAGTAATATCTACTTTAAAAGTAGGTGGAACGGATGCTTTAAGTTCTTACGTTTCAACTCCAGCGACTGCAATAAAGGCTGGTGCATACATTAGACCTTTAGATGGTGTTAAGTTCTCAGGTATTACTTTAACAAGTGGTTCGGTTGCTTTAATCTTAGGTTAATGATGTACGGATATGGCAATATGATTTCACCTAGTAATAGGTTATTTAGTGGAGGTGGTGGTGGTGCTTTTGATGAAGATGCTCAAACTTTCATAACGACTGCTAGTATTACGGATAGCACACAACAAGATGCTGTTAATCAATTAGTATTAGACTTAAAGTCTTATTCTATTTGGTCTAAACTAGAAGCTATTTATCCTTATGTGGGTGGAAACGCTACTGCTCACAGTTATAACTTAAAAGATACAACACAATTTCAAATTACTTGGAGTGGTGGAGTAACTCACGATTCAAACGGTATAACAGGAAATGGAACAAATGGATATGGGAATACAAATTTAGTAGATTCAACTGTTTTGAGTAATTATATATCAATGGGGGTTTATTCACGTACATCTTTACAAGATGTTTCTGTTGAAATTGGGGCATCTGGTGGTGGTGGTGTTGGAAATTTCATATTAATAAATAGGAATGCTTCAGGTATGCAATATTTTGCTATGGATTCAACGGGTACTTATAGAAGCGTTACTAATGGATTTGGTTTATCTGTTATGAATAGGACTACATCAACTGACATACAGTCTTATAAAAATGGTATAGAAACAACTGCTACAAAAACTGAAAATGCTCACTCAACAAAAAACATTTATATTTTAGCTAGAAATAATAATGGTAGTACAGTTGATTTCTATTCTCAAAGAAACTTAGCATTTGCATTTATTGGAAATAGTTTAACAACAACTGAACACGCTAACTTAAATACTGCAATTTTAGATTTTCAAACAACTTTATCAAGAAACGTATAATGATAGCAATAATTACAACAGAACAAAAAGACTTATTAGTAGGTATGAAATACGATAATATTCAATATTTCAACCCTATCCAAGACCTTAACGGTAATTGGGTAATAAGTCAAGAAGAAATAAATAATTGTATAATGGTTGAATGTATCTGGGTAAAGGATTTAACTTTATCAACTTTCAATCCTCCTATTTACGAAGACCCTTTTATATAATGGAAGCACCAAACTATATAATTATTTCACTTGTAACGGTACTTTTCGGGGTTGCTAGATACTTCTTTAAAGACTTGCATAAAAGTTTCTTAGAAAGCGAAAAAAAGAACTCAGAAACAAGTGATAGAGTAACGAAACTAGAGAGCAAAGTAATACGACTTGAGGAGAAAATGCCTAGTGATATTCAGCACTTAGAAACTGTAATTAACTTGAAGCTAGACGAAGTAACGAAAACAATTAAACACTTAGAGAAGTCTTTAAATAATCAAGCAGATGCATATGTTCAGTTATTAAAGGAATACACTAAGAAATGAAGAAACATATAATAGCACTAATTAACGATACATTAAAGAAAGATGGTAGATGGAGTAGAACCTCTTTAACTATGTTTAGTGCATGGTTATTGGTGGTCTATATGGTTATTTATGACTTGTATAAAGAAGGCTTTAGATATGATGTATTTGTAACTATGGTAGGTGTAGCACTAGGAACTAAATTAACTGATTCAGTAGGTAAAAGAATTGAGAAAAAATGAGGTGGAAAGAGTTAATTATATTGATGTTAGTTGCTACTTGTATTTATTTAATGTACATGAAAAGACCTATCTATTCAACTGGTAGGCTTCAAACTATTGAGCACGTTATACATGGCAAAGATAGTATTATCTATAAGTGGAAAACTAAGATAGTAGAAGATAAATCTAAAATAAAAGGTTTGTCTAGTCAAGTTGATAGGTTAAAGGATAGTTTAGAGCTTGTTAAAGAGCTTAAAGATACTGTAAGGATAATAGAGTATCAAGATACTGTAATAGCACAACAAGACACAATTATACGCTTCTATGAAGATTTAACGAGTAACTGTGATTCGATTATAACAGAACAAAACGAAGTTATAGAGTTAAAAGATAGTGTTATATTTATTCAACGTGAAAGTATTAAGGATTTTACAAAGAAAAAGAAACGTAGAAAGATAGGTGAGATAATAGTTGGAGTTGGTTTATTAACTTTATTTATAGTAAAATGAAAACAAGCGAAGGGGGTAAAGACTTGATTAAAATGTTTGAGGGTTTAAGACTTAAAGCATATAAATGTAGTGCTGGAGTGCCTACAATTGGTTTTGGTAATACTTTTTATGAAGATGGTACAAAAGTTAAAATGAATGATAATATAACTTTAGAACGTGCTAGGGAGTTATTTGAATTGCTTTTACCTAAATATGAAAAGATAGTATTAAGAAAACTTAATGTACAAATTAAACAAAACGAGTTTGATGCTTTAGTTTCACATACATATAACACTGGTGGCTCAAATACTTTATTTAAATTGGTAAATAATAAAGCACCTAAAGAACAGATAAAGAATTGGTTTCTAACTAAATATATTACTGCTAATGGTAAAAAGTTAAAAGGTTTAGAAAATAGACGATTAAAAGAGTGGGAATTATATAATAAATAACTATCTTTAATTATTCATAATTTTTTTTTTGTTTTTTAAGGGTGCTAGTCTTAGTTGATTAGTACCCTTTTTTTACATTGATAAATTGTTTTCGTTTAATATATTGTGAAGTTCAGTATTAATCTTTTCAATTATATCATATTCTTCTTCCGTTAAAGTGTCATCATATTTTAATTTATTTCTAAGATGTTCTTTAATTTGGCTTGTTACCGAAAAGTATTTATAAGCATCTAAATGTATCTGTGCATCTTCTAAATCTTCAAATTCTATTGTAATTTTCATAATTAAAATAAACAAGTTAATCTAGCCACTTGACCTAATTCTTTATGGAATAAAAAACCCTCAATTGCTAGTGGGGAATGTTGGTAGCCACTTTTATGATGCCAACTATCCGCTGGGCTTGGTGAACGTAAACTTTCTAACTGTACGCTCATAATATCTTTTGATGTTTTGTGATGCACATGATGAGTAAACCAATAACGATGTTTACATTCGTGCCAATGTTGTGATGCTTCGTGGCACATGAGTAAAGGTAAATTGTTCTGTTTAGCTCCATCTCCATGTGTAGTTCCTATTAAATTTTTACCGTATGTTGTGTATTTACGATGGCTAGGAGAACGGTTAAAGCTAATATTTGGGTGTTCATTATACCAACTATAAAGACTATCCATTAAGAAAAATCCGCTCATTTCATCATGGTTGGAAACGTTATAAACTACTTCCAAATCTGCTATACCTACTAATGTTTGAATAATATCAATGTATAGTTGTTTAGCCATTAAGAAAGCATCAAACCACTTTAAATGGGTGTCTTGTTGTGTTCCTTTAGTAGTTTGATTTTTTGTGTTATCGGTGTTTAATACATCATTACCAACTATTAAAATAATCTTATCAATTTCAAAACCTGATGACTTTTTAATTATTCCAGCTACTCCATCTTTAACCCTTTTTACTGCTATTTGTGAGTTATATTCTTCGTTTGTTTCAAAAGCACTACATAACTTATTTATGTGAATGTCGCTTGGGTCTATAAGCAAACAATGTTTTTCTTCATCTGTTTCGTTTCTAATTATTTGAATGTGGTTAGGTCTTAAATCTTTTACAGAGTCTATAAAGTCTTCTTTAAAATCTTCATACTTAAAAGTTTCATTTCCACCTTTAACATTAATAGAGTAGTGCTTCCCTTTGTACCAATAGTGCTTAATCTTTTCAGGGTCAATACCTACATTTTCACACTCATCAAATACTCCTTTATCTACTCTACGTTTTATCCATTTGTTAACTACTCTTCTAAAGTTGTCGGTGTAATTTATGTTATATTCTTTAGCTACTTGTTTCGCTACTTGGGTGTAGTTTTTACCCTCTTTATAAAGTTCTAATGCTCTTTCGTTATGTGTCATACCTATTAACTTAGTTGTTAAATTTTTGTACTAAAAAAGCCACTCGTTAAAGTGGCTTAGTGTTAAATATTATCTAGTCTTTTTTTACATCCTTCTAAAACTCTTTTTAGTCCTTCAATCTCACTTTTAAATTGTGAAATCCTATAATCTTTATTTAATGAAATTCTTGAGTTTCGTCTTTTAACATATGATTTACCAACTCCTTTTTCAATGTGTTTTAAATTATTATTAGAATCTATGTAATTTTGAAGCATATTTATTCGTTCTTCAATCTCTTTTACTCGTCTTTCATAATATCCTTTTTCTGACTCCATTACTCAAATTTTAAACTTTCTATAAACTTTCTAAATACTTCTGCTACCTCATTGTGTTGCTCACTTACTTCCTTTTCTTCTTTACCTTTATAAAGACTATTTAAAAAGTCCTCAATAGTATATTTAAGTTGGTTACTAAATACTTTCGGTGCTACCTTATTAGCATCTTCTATGTAGTCTATGAGTGCTAAAAGTCCACCAGTTGCAATAACTATACTTTTATCGTAGTGGTTTTTATTACCTAGATACTCTCTTAATCGTGCTTCTTCTTGTTGTGCTTTACTTGTCATGGTTTCTGTATTTATGTTCGATATACGCTATTGCTAATCTTATTACTCCGTATGCTAATACTATTCCAAAGCATACTGCCATACTAATTATTATCATTTTCATCTTTATAAAATCTTAACTCTTTTAATATTTTCGCATGATGCTTTTGTAGTTTTCTAAAGTGCCTCTGCATTAACACACTACATTTTATTTTTCTAATTCGTTCCATATTTCTTTTTCGTCTTTACTTAAATCTTTATAGCTTGGTGCTACATAACCAATTATCATTTCACTTTCTGTGAAGTATGTTTCGTCTTTGCAACCTAATATACATTCTTTACCTGGAATTACTTTATACCTAAACAATCTATTGCTATCATAGTTACCAGTATATTCAATCATTAGTGGATTGTTCAATAAACACATATCTAAAACGTCTATTGCTTTTTTATAGCTAAAATAGTATTTTTTTCTAACTATATTATATTTATAAATTGAATTATAAATAGTTCCTCTAGGAATATCTAACTCCTTAGATGCATAGTGTATACTTTCATAAGATTTAAGATAATTACCTTT